CGCCCGTTACCGTGAGGTTGCCGCCCACCGTCTCGCTGCCCGTCACGGCCAAGTTCCCCGTGACCGTAGTCGTGGGAGGAGGCCCTGCCGAGAAGGAGATGTTGGTGGTCGCCGCCTGTACCCCCGTGATAGCCTGCCACGCTTGGTAAATCCAGTCCGTGAAACTCCCCAGTCCCGTCAACTGCTGGGTCGGTGGTTGCTGCAACGGTTGTGCCATTAGAAACTCCACTCCTTAGCAAATCCCATAGCCTTCAAATCCTTGATATGCCCCTCACAACGATCACCAATATCATGACGATAGGCGGGACTATTAGGAATCTCCAACTGTTTAACCACACGGTACGCATCATCCTTAGCATCGCTGACAGATGCACCAGTACCAACCACAACAAGAGGCCACTCCCCCGCAGTGCAGAATAAATCTCGTGCTTCCCATTTTCCATTCTCGAAGACCTCATGCTCCTTCGCCATGACCTCCACGAGGTGGACGTTCTTCCAGTTCTTGTGGTCGATGCCGAAGAGCGGGATGCCGTCGACTTCCTCGTGGGGGATGTGGCAGTGCGGGAAGGAGGGTCCGACTATGCACACCCCGATGCAATGGTCATATGATACGCGAAGAGAGTCTTTCCCGTGGACGAGGTCGTAAATCCATGTGGCTGGGTCGCCCTTGTGGAGGTGCTGGTTCAGGTAAAAGGCGGGCCAACCGCAGCGCATGGTGAATTCCAGGGGCCACGGCACCCCTTTCTCATCGATCATCACCGATACGTCGATGTTGCCGCAAAACTTGATGGCCTTGAGAGCTTGCTCTAAGGGGCGGAGGACCATGTCTCCAAGCGTGCTGTGGTCGACGTACTTCATTGCCGTTCCCATTTCGCCTGTATTCATTCCGATGTCGTGGGCAAAGAGCTTCTTGTGTTCGAAATTTTCTTCGGTCACGCTACTAAAGCCGTGCGGCCCAAACCACGCACCACAGGCAAACTCCACCCCCTTCATCTTGTCCTGAAGGATGAAGTCCTGCTTAGCTGACCCATAAACCTTCTGCGCCCGCTTCATCATAGCTACCAGATCGTCAGGCCCCTTCCCGACATAGCTAAGAGCGCGGTCAGCATCACCAATAGGCTTGCAAGCAAACTCACCGTTACTAGATTTGATATGGGCAATCGCATCATCGTAAGACGAGAAACGGGTATATGGAAGCACCTTAATGCCGTGATCCTCAAGCACCTGCTGACCCACGCACCGGTCGAGTTCCCAAGCCGCAGCGGCCTTGTTGGCCCCGAATATCGGGTAGCCCTTCGCATAATAGTCCTCCATCTCCCAGCCATACTTGGCTGATGCAGTACACATGATGAGGTCAGCCCAGCGCATCCACTGGCGCCAATCCTTAACCCGGTTCGTCAGGCCCATGCCGATGTTAGGCCGCTTACCCGGAGAGAGGTAGTGCTTAACATCATGGCCTGCCGCCTGACTCCTGACGCAGAAGTCCACCCCCGTCCCATACACATCAATCATTAGAATCTTCATTGCGCATCCCTCTTCGCATCAGCCCGTGCATTGGCCTTGTTCGTCCGTTCTAACCACTTCTGCGTTTTCTCGACCTGTTCCCGGCTGGGATTATTAATCCCAAACTGTTGCAAGATAATCTGCTTAACAGACTTCTTGCCCGAGTTATACGACTGCACCAACGCCAACGGCGCCAGTTGCTTCTCCAGATACTTATCCAACCCAGTCCCGCCGCCACCATAAATCTTCTTACCCGTGAACGAGTCCTTGTCGCTTGCCAATTCCCCGGCCATCTTAAACGCAGGGCTAGACGGGAACGCCGTCCCCATGATCTGGGTAGCATCCTTCTTCCCTACGAAAGCATCGTGGACAAGGGTAGGGATAGTAGCAGGGCCATAGCGAGTCGCAGTGGCGTTCGGATTCCCTGTGACAGTCGCGGCCATCTTGTCCATAATATGCGGATAAACGAAGAAGGAAATGAAAGCAGTCGCAGCGATCTGATCCAAAGCCTTAGCTCGTTGAAGGGCATTAAGTCCCTTGTCGGTTCGAGTAAGGTCAGTAAGCATATGGCCGTAAGAAGCCATACGGCCATAGTCGTAACGTCCAAAAGCAGCGATGGCCGGATTACGGAGCGCAAGACTAAGACCACGACTGCCAAGCACTCGATTGGGAACACGATAGTTCGGCACGTGCTTTTCCACGTCCGCCACTGCCTCTGCCACTGTATACCCCGCACGTTCCTTCTCCAAGTAGGCTTGCATCATGATGACATCGTTGGTGAACCAGAGCGACTTACGGGATGTGCCGTAGACGGCCTTGACCCATGCGGCGGGGTTGGCGTAGCCGAATGACTTTGCCAACGAGCCCGCTGCCGGATCGGAGCCGACCTTCTTCAACACCGTCTCGAAGAAGTCATTCGTGTAGACACTCGGGTACATCAACCCCGCACCTTCATTCAGGTACTTCATGTAATTGTGGTCCTTATTCCAGACTGCTTTCCATGCGTCGACAGTGGTGGTGGTCAGGTTCGGGTTCAACGCCCTGCCTGCCTCTTTGCCCAGCGCCACCACATTGCCCACCAGCCCCTTCGCCACGACCGAGTGCGTCAGCACGTTCATGATGTGAGTGAGCGGGTTGAAGAATAGACTCCCCACCACAAACCGAGTCAACTTCCCAAGCCTGTCGACAAGATCACCGTGTACCGTGCCCTTAAAGTCTTCAAAAGTTTCCGCCATCTGCGGATGCATCTTCCACCCTTCGAACTGACGCGTCCCTGGCATGTCAACAGTACGCCAGTCTGCGGGCGCGGCCGACGTTGCAGGCCTTGCCATTTGCAGGAACTCAGGCGTGGTCTTAATGTTCTCAATCGCTTGCGCATTGATGAGGGCCTTCTGCATGTCGACGTTCGCTTGGACAACAGCAGCAACCGGGTCCTTGTGGTATCGAGAGTTGGTGTTGGCCTCGATTTCCTTGACGGTTGCATCGCCTTTCTTTGCCCACGTTGCACCTTGAACTGCGACTCCACCTTTGCCATCTTCGACTCCACTCGCAATGCGCTGGTTGTTCTTATAGAGGATGACCCGATCCGTCTGCGGGTCCGTGACACCGATGAGTCGGTCGCCGCCAGGGGACTCGACAGCGAAGGTCGTCCGCTCCTTCAACTCGGGCGCACCAGTCGCCAGTGTCTTGGGCTTAGTCTTGACATCCATAGGCGCATCGAAGTCCCCGAAGAGACCTCGTGTCGGCTTATCCATCGGGCGCCGGGTTATGTAGTTCGCTTGGTCCGGTCCCACGTCGATGCCGTAGTCGTTCTTGAGCCGGTCTCGGAGGAGCGCCGTCTTTTTAGCCACCGGATCAAGCACGTTTTTCTTCCAAGCAAGCGCATCCGGCGAGAGTTTAGACGTGTCCCCACTATCATAGGCATGGAAGATGTCCTCCTTGATGGCGGCGTAGTTGGCGGGAAGTTGCTGGTCGACACTCGCCATCCACTTGGTCATGATGGCGTCAGTCTTTCCCTCAGCCCGAGCGAGTTGATGGCTCACGTGTCGAGCCGATTGCCCCGCAACCATATTGGCATGTGCCGTGTCTTGGGCACCGAGCAGGAACTTCGCCACCGGGTCGAGCGCATCCTGAAGAGTCTTGCTCCGGGTCAGCCCAACAGGCGCAGCCATCTGCGTGATCGTATCAATCGTCGGGTCCCACTTCGATGGAATGCCCAGTTGATGGGCTACCTGTTTGGTAGGGTCTCCCAGCAATCCCTGAGTCACACTCGTCACCGGAGAAAAAGGCAGACCCAGCGCATCAAGAGCGGTATGAAAAGCCCCCTTGATGGAAGGCTTCTGCACCAACTTCCCGATGTCACTGAACAAAGTCTTGGCATCCTGCGCCATGAGGTCCACTGCCCTGTCTGCCGGATGCATAATGGCGTAGAGCGGGTCTCCAGGCTGGGTCTCCCCCTCGTGGAAGAAACCGGCTTGTGCCAGTAACGGATGCTCCTTCGAATCCTTCTGCGCCTGTTGCATCTGCTGTTGCTTCTGTTCGACGGGGCTAGGCTTCTGCGCAGCGGCAGGAGGCGTAGGCCCCTTCGACAGCGACGATAGAGCAGGAGGTGCATCATCCCCGAACAAGGCGGATGCCGGTGGCTTCCACTTAGTCATCAGACCGTTGACGTAGTTCTTGGTCTCGTGGTTATCGAGGTTGCCGTTAGGCCCTGCGTTGTAACGAGCGAGTCCCTTGGCGACATCGCCACCTGAGAGGTCGATCATCTTCTTCAGGTAGGGGGCACCAGCATCCGGGTTCTTAGGGTCGAACGGAGCCAGCCCAAAGCCTGGACTCTTCGCAGTCGAGGGCATCACCTGACTCGCCCCCACCGCACCCTTCTTCGAGACGGCGTCATTCCGGGTGTTGCTCTCCTGCTCCTTCACCAAAGGCCACAGCCCCTTAGGCAACCCAGCCGCCTCACCCGGATCGGGCGGCGGACCAAACACATCGTTAGCGGTAGGCAGTGCTTGTGCCATTATTGAACCCACCCTTGTTTACGTGCATAGGCGATAGCATCATCTCGGCTGATCTTCTTGTCCTTGAC